CTGCGGTCCTTGCATCGGACCGCGCGGCATCATCACGGGCTTCGGTCTCTCAGGCATCGCGTACTGCCGACCAGACGCAGTCCGATAGATCATGCGTCCAAGTTCGTCCTGGCCTACAGGCGTGTCACGCTCTGGCCGCGCGTCTGATGGAAGATCGAAAATCGCCATGCCTTAGCCCTTCGGATCGATGATGGTTCGCTTGATTTCGACCGGGATGGCGCCGCCGTCCGGGCCGGAGTGTTCAATCTCATGCTTCTCACGCCAGCCTGCCCGTGTCTTCATCCAGAAGATCATGGCGGCGGTGTCGCCCTTGGTGGCTTTGTTGAACAGCGCACCGCCGACCGATGCGTTAGCACGGGCGCGGGCTTGGTCCAATTCCTCGCGGTAGTATTTGGTCAGCGTCTTGCCGTCGATGCCGAGGATGTCGGCAATGACGGCTTGAGGCGTGCCGATGGTCGCATGAAGCTGGACAAGCTGGCGGCTTTCCTTTGATGGTTCGTGCGGGTTCCGGCTCATGCTGCGATCCTCTTACTTGCCAGCGCGTTAAACGTCTCGCCCGTCGCTTCCAGCGTTGCCTCTTGCCCGGTGAAGTCCTGCCAGCGCTTGACGATCACGTCGCAGTATTTCGGGTCAAGTTCCATCATGCGGCAGTCGCGGGCTGTCTTTTCGCAGGCGATCAGCGTGGAGCCAGAGCCGCCAAATAGGTCAACCACGCAGGTCAATCCGCTGCCCCAATTTTCAAAGAACCACAAAGCCAAGGCGACAGGCTTTTGTGTCGTATGCAGGCGGTCCTCGCCCTTTTCCTTATTCTTGAAGCCGCCCCATTGAAGCCAGCACATCTTGTTGCGCTCTTTGCGCGACCAACAAAGCTCAAAGTCACCGTGCGGGTTCGCTGCTTCAGTCTCACGCTTTTTGTTCCAGACGATTATGCCTCCGCGCCCTAGTTTGTCTGGATAATACTGATACCCCCAGACAAACATTTCCTTTGCGCTCTTAAACATCTGCACAAGAAACGACGGGTCAAAATCATCACCATCACCAATAATCATTTCTGCCTTGTTGCGCTTGTTTGTCACGCCAGCCTTGTTTCCCGCGAATTTGTCGCTGCTGTAGGCAATTCCATACGGCGGATCAGTGAACACCATATCAGCCTTCCGGCCCGCCATCAGCTTGTCCACGGCGTCAATGCTGGTGCTATCCCCGCACATCAGGCGATGCCGCCCAAGCAGCCACACGTCGCCCTCGACCGTGACAGGCACCGCAGGCACATCTGGCACCGCGTCCTCGTCGGTGAGGCCCTCGGTTGGCTCGGCCAAGAAGTTACCGATCTCGTCGGGATTGAAGCCTGTCAGGCTCAGGTCAAAGCCCTCGGCGTCCAGATCCTGCAATTCAATCTTCAGCATATCGTTGTCCCAGCCGGCATCCAGCGCAAGGCGGTTGTCTGCGATGACATAGGCGCGCTTTTGCGCCTCGGTGAGGTGCGCGGCCTCGATGACGGGCAGCGTGGCCAGGCCCAGCTTCTGGGCTGCCATGACGCGACCGTGGCCTGCGACGATGCCGTTCTGGCCGTCCACGATGATGGGGTTTAGAAAGCCAAACTCGCGGATGCTGGCGGCGATCTTGTCCACCTGCTGCGGCGAATGCGTGCGGCTGTTGCGGGCGTATGGGATCAGGTCGGCCACTGAGGCGGTTTTATAGTTCGGAAATTCTTTGTTCGCCGTCATGTTTTCCACCTCATCTCGGGCAGTGCGGCCCGGTCGCTCGGCGCATTCTAACGCTTCACCGCCAAATATGCAAACTGTCCGACGCCCTCGCGCTTGCAGAAGAGGAAGACCAGCTTGTCGGTCTCGGCTCTGGCAGCCGCGTGGCGATGCAGGCCGCCGCAGAACTGTCCGATGTGGTAGACTATGCGGTCGCCCTTCTGCGCCTCGGCCAGCGCGTGGTAGAGGGCATCCGGCTTCGTCTCGCCGGTGATGTAGATCGTGCTGCTCATTCGATGACATCCCCGAAATCAATTTCGTCTTCCAGATCCTGCGGCGCGCGTCTGACCGCCTTCACCTCTGCGCCGGGGAATGCCAGTTTCACCGCGTTCACCAGCCCGTTACGGTGTTCGTGCAGGGCGACAGCCACCTCGCGCATGGTGTGGATCGCGATGCCGGGCCGCTTGGCGTAGGCTGCCGGCCATTCCCTGCCATCCTCGATGATGCCGTAGACCTGGCCCTCGTATTCGTGTTCCCAGATCATCGGATCGGAAACGGGCCGACCGAGGCTGACGGCTTCGGCGTCCATTGCGGTCAGCCCGCGCAGACAGATCTCGACCCAGAATTTCACCTTGTCGGGATCTTGCGCGTCTATGGCGGCGTTCAGGCCAGCCATCGCCTTACCCCACTTTGCGGCGCTTTCGACCGAGACGAGTTCGGGCAGGCGGTCGATGCCCCAGCGTTTGTCCATCTCGCGCACTGCCTTGTCGAAGGGTGCCAGCGACAGGTCCGCTTTGATCTCATTTGCCGTCGCTCCTTTGTGCAGGATGCGGTCGTCTTTCTTCTGGCGTGTTGGTCTCTGTGCCATCGTATTGCTCCTTTGGTTTCCCCACTCCCCACCCCACCTAGAGGCAGTCTCCTTGCATCACCCCACCACCACCACCCCCTAAAGGGGGATGGGTGGGGTGGGGAGGGTGTTTTTCCCCACCTTTCCCCACCTTTCCCCACCTGAAAAGTGCGAGGTGGGGAAGATTGAATATGTCAAATTTCATCGCCATTGATCCACTCTCCGACGATGATGACGCTAGTCTCTCGGCCCTTCTTTTTGTCGAAGACCTTCTCGGTGGCCAGCACATTTGTCCGCATCCATGTCTTGATAATTGACGAGACCTTGGCCCGTCCTTTCTTCTCTGTGATGTCGATGCCAAGCAGATCGGCGACAGGCACGCCTACCCATTTTGGAGACTGCGAACTTTCGCGCAGCGGCTCGCCGTCTGTGTGAGCGTCTGCAACGAGGCGCTGCACGGCCTTGGCATCCTTTCCGCTGACGCCGTCAAAGGCGTCTGGCAGCGTGTACGGGACGCAGACACCGATCCACTCACCGTTGTCGATCTTGACGCCTTCCATCTTGCGGTAGACAGCGGCTGCTGCTGGCGGGGCCAGGTTGGCCTTGCCGTCGTCCACCCGGAAGATGCTGCGCGCCTCGTTCTCGTCGATGCCCAGTTTGCTGGCATCATCTGGTGACATGCGGTTGACCACCCGCGCAGCCCGTGCCGCCCCGATCAGGCTGCCTGCGCCACGCACGCTGTCGATGCTGGCATCCTCTCCGTTGCCTTTGCGGATGTGGTGGACCAGGCCGATGGCTGATTTCGTCTCGTCAGCCACGCGCCTTATTTCCGCCACAATGGCGTTCACCGCCATGTTGTCGTTCTCGTTGATGTTGTGGGCGCCGACGAAGGGATCGATGAAGACGCAGCCGATCTGCTTTTCGGGGATCTTGGCGCACAGGTATTCGACCAGCTTGGTATTGGGCAGGACGCCTTCGCGGGTCTGGATGCCGAACTTGAGGCTGAAGTCCCGGCCCGCGTTGACGAACAGGCGGCCCTCGACCTCGGCGGGCTTGATGCCGTAATGCCGCATTGCAGCGAGAACGCGGCGCTGGATCTCTTCGAGCGGGTCTTCAAGGTTGACGATCCACACGTTGGTGCGCTCTTTCACCTCCTCGCCCAGCAGCGGGCGGCCTGTCACGATGGCCAGCGCCTCGACGATCTGGAGGCTGGTCTTGCCGATTCCGCCTGCCGATGCCAGCACGCTGACGAAGGATCTCAGATAGTGGTGGGCGTATATCCAGCGGCGCGGTTCGATGCTGGCCTCGTCGAACATATCGTAGAGCGTGGGCCAATCCGGGGCCGCCTCGGGGGCGTCTGGGGTGTCGAAGCTGTCCAGGTCTATGTCATCGGCCTGTGCGCTGGCAGGTGCCTCTGGCGCAGCCTGCGGGGCCACATAGTCGAAATCATCCATGCCGTTCTCTGGCACGTCGATCTCGGCTTTGGCCGGGCTGATCTCCAAGCCATAGGCACGCACGGCCTTGTCGAAATCCCCGTCATGCTCAAAATGCACATAAAGGTCCCATGCATCACCCCAGCAGAAGGAATTTTCGCCCAGCGATTTCGACCTGCCGATGCCGGCGGCTGCGTCAGATCCAGACAGGCTTACCCAATGCGATAAGAAGTTCTGCGTGGCGAAGCTGGGCGACGTTTGATACCGCGAACGGTAATGCTGGGAAGATCCGCGCCGCTCGTATTGGTAGCGGGCGAACAGATCCTCGATGGTGTGGTCTGCGTTGAAGGCGTCCACCGGGCTGACCTGATCGGGGAACTTCTGCCGACGCTCGGCACGCTGGCGCTCACGGTCGGCACGCGCCCGGTCGGCCTGCTCGGCGGCGAGGCGGTACTGCTCCAGCCTTCTGTCAATTTCTTGACGGATGGCGCTGTCGGCATCCAGACGCAGCGTGCCGGCGCGGATGATGCGGTGCTGGTAGAAGATCGGGGTCAGATCGGGGTTGCGCTTGGCCAGAGGTACGTTGGGCAAATAGATCGGCTGCCCGCAGCGCGCCAGCGCGCCGTCTGGGTGTATGCCATTGGCATGCAGCAGATCGAAGAGGGCGGTCTGGGCCAACTCATAGTCAGCGCCTGACAGCGCGCCGGCCAGCGGCAGCAGGACACGCCATTTGCGGTTCTCTGGGCTTGCGCCTGATGATGAGTAAGCAAGCAGGCTGACAGGGCCGCAGACAGCCTCCACGGCGGCCAGCACGTCGTCCAAGCTGGGGTTGCCCTTGTCGATGTCGAGGGCCAGCATGCGGAAGGCGCCACGCTCGCGCTGGGCTTCGTGGGATCTGCCGTCGTGTTCACGGTAGGTTGAGGGAATGAAGAAATCGGCGTCGATCTTTTCTTTCGCCTGCGGTGTCGAAACCATGCGGGCAATGTCGCCCCAAGAGATGCCGGGATAAACCTGGCCGGGCTTGTCGATGAGCGTGTGGAAAGAGCCGGGGGCTGTCAAAAAGCGGATGTCAGACATTGTGGCCACCGCGACACTTGCCACCAGATATTGCGTGCATTATAGTTTCTCCTGCAAGGTTTCTCCGCCTGCAAACGTAACCTGCTCCTCCCTCGGTTACGCCTGCCTTAACTGAACCCCGGCGCGTTGGTCTCACGCCGGGGTTCTTTTTATATCACCAAGGGATCTCGTCTCCCAGATCATCAGCAATGGCCTGACGCTTCTGCTCGGTCAAGGGCGCCTTGGCCTGCTCAAACGGATCTGCCTTGCTTTCGACGGTGTCGAAATCATCCATGCCGCCGTCGCCATAGCGTGCCTCGGTGACCTGCACAGCGTCTAGCAGGAGGGAGATGCCGCCGTTGCCATCGGGATCGATCACAGCGACGGCCCACGCGCGCACAGTTCCTTTGGACCCGCCCCAGAAGGACAGATCGGCCAGCGGTTGCTTCTGCCCGTCGATGACGGTGGGTGCCTTGTTGGGCGTGCCGTCCTTCTTCATGCCGTTGCGCTTGGCGGCGAACTGCACGATCCCCGTTTCGTTGCCGTGTTCGTCCTTCAGCTTCTTCATGCCGAAGATGGTTTTAAACTGAGGCATCTTGCTGTTGCGCGAGCGGCAGGCCTCATAGTGGGCGCGCAGTTCTTCATAGAGCGGCTTGGCCTGCTCTTTAGGCATATCGAAGGCAACGCTCCAAGCCGCGTTGGAAGCGGTTGGCGCGCAGGGTTCGCTGGCCTGCTTCTGGGTGTTGAACCGATAGGTCTGGTTCAGCTTGGGATACTGAAGGGTCACGTTCTTGGCGAGAACCTTGTGGAAGTCGTCGTTGTTAGCCATGGTTTGCTCCTCTCTGGCTTGGTTTAGAAATCGACGGTCTCGGTGAAGATGTCGTCTTCGGTGGTCTCGGCCTGCCAGCGTGGCAGATCGATAGTGTTAATCAGCGGCCAGCCCGTTGTGAAGTCGGAAACGGCGATGGCGTTGCTGATCTTTTGGAGGGTCTGGGTCACGACTATGTCGGCTTGGTCCAAATATCGGACAGTAAGAGCGTGCAGGCCGACAGCGTGCGGTGGCTCTTTTTCGACTGCGATGAAGATGAAGGCGTCGGCCTTGTAGCCAGCGGCACGCAGGGCGCGCAGGTAAAAGGCGGCCTGCACGTCGTATGCGTACTTTCGCAGTTCACGCGGGAAGCCGTCGGGGCTGGCGTCGGTGGTGGTCTTCAGATCGAACACAAGGCCAGCTTCGGGCAGATAGCCGTCTGGTCTGCATTTGATCGCCACGCCTGTTTCTGGGTCGATGCCGAAGAAGCTGGCTTCAGCGACAAAGGTTGGATCGGCCAGATACATGGCCGCGACCGGGTGGGCCTTGACGGCATCGGCGATGCGCGCGGCCAGATCGAAGTCCCCCTCGGGCAGGAGGATGACGCCATCCAGATCTGCTTCAAGCTGGGCTTTCTTCCACTTGTCACCGCGGCGATCTTCCGGCCCACGGCGGACCAGCTTTTTTTCCGGCTCCAAAACAAGCGCGTGGACGGCTGACCCCATGGCGAAGGCGCTGCTGGGTTTGCGCGCCTTGCCCTTCCAGTGGGCCAGCGACGTTTTGTAAACCGCCTTCACGTCCGAGGACGAGATCGCGGCGTGGGCGTGGTATTCCTTGTTGGTCAGGTCGGTTCTCATTTCTTTCTCCATCCGTAGTATGCGATCAGAGCCGCCTCGGCCCTGCCGTCGTCTTTCTTGCGCGCCCAAAGATTCGACTGATCCGGGAACACGCTTGATGCGTATGCCCTGGAGGCGTCCTTGTCGGTGGACAGGCCGAAGTGCTTTTTCCACGTCGCCGGCGGCACTTCATTCGTTGGCACGCCCGCGTAGAACAGGCACGCTTTCATCTCGCCGTATGCCTGCGCGATGGTCACGGCGTTCTTGATGCCGATCATCCTCGGGAAGAACGGCTTTTCGATCCAGGCGCACCGCACGCTGCCGATCTCGGACAGGATGGCGCGCTTTTCCTCGATGGTGCCGGGCATGTCGAACACGCGCACGCTCATGTCGTCACCGTCCATAACCGCGATGGCGCCAAGTCGGCCAGGATCAACCCCAATATAAAGCGCCATTACTCAGGCTCCCCGCGTGCGTGGTCGATGGCGAAGCGGACGAAGCCCTGTCTGTCGCCGTGCATTGGCGTGCTGACCTGATACGATGTGACCGATCCTTGCGCCGTGCGGCCCGATCCGAAGCGGTATTTGAACTTGGTGTCCATCTCGCCGCCGTGGACATCAACCAAGCCGTCGATGATTGCTTTGAGTTCTTGCAGCTTCATCACTCGCCCGATCCGATCTCGCCAGCCAGCGCAGAATAGCCTGCCGCGTCGATGGCGTTGTCAGCGTGCATGGGGTTCGACTTGGCGCGGGCCAGCTTCAACA